TATGTTTGCGAGACTTGGAATAAATCTATACCATATAACAATAGAGCAACAATTCAAGCAACATTTAGAGAGGTGTTTGAACCATGAGCAGTTCTGCTATTGTTAGCAATCTTCAGAATACAAATCCTTCAGCAATAATTGAACTTTTTTCCTTACAACTTGATAGTAGTTTGCATGGTGCTACCACTATTTATAGGTTTCATGCAGGTAGTAGTCTTAAAGATAATGGAGAGATAGTTTGGGCTGGTAATAGTTATCAAAGATTTCCAATAAAAGCTGAAGGTTTTGCTTTTAGAAAAGGACAGTTACCTAGACCAACATTAACTGTCAGCAATGCACTAGGAACTATCACTACAATATTGGCTGCTGTAAATGCTACAACTGCTGGTAATGATCTTACAGGTGCAACTGTTACTAGAATCAGAACTCTTGCTAGGTTTATTGATGCTGTTAACTTTCCTAGTAATGTAAATCCTTATGGAACACCAGATCCTACAGCAGAGTTTCCGCAGGAAATATATAAAATAGATAGAAAATCAGCAGAAAATAGAGAGGTGGTTCAATTTGAACTTGCATCTGTATTTGATCTTGCTGGTATTCGTGCTCCACAAAGACAATGTACCAGAGCCGAGTTTCCTTCTATTGGTACGATTGCAACATGAATTGGAAAGACGCTGCTCTTAATCATGCTGAAACAGAAGATCCAAAAGAATCTGTTGGTCTTTTGTTAAATATCAGGGGTAAAGAAAAATATTATCCCTGTCGTAATCTTTCAATGACAGCACATCAATGTTTTATTTTAGATCCAGAAGATTATGTAAAGGCTACAAATATAGGAGAAGTTACTGCTGTTGTTCATAGTCATCCGACAACACCTCCAGAAGCTAGTCAGGCAGATAAAGTTGCCTGTGAACAAAGTGGACTTCCATGGCATATTGTTAATCCTAAAACAAAACAATGGGGATATTATGAACCGCAGGGATATGAAGCACCTTTGCTTGGTAGGCAATGGGTATGGGGTATTACAGATTGTTGGAGTTTGGTAAGAGATTATTACAAACAGGAAAAAGGAATACAGTTAAAAGATTATGAAAGACCGATCACTCCAGAAGAATTTATGAAAGATCCTTTATTTGAAAGTTATGCTTGGAGAACTGGATTTAGAGAACTCAGACCAGATGAAAAATTACAAGCTGGAGATGTTTTACTGATGAGTATTTTAGATTCAACTTTAAATCATGTAGCTATTTTTCTCGGAGATGAAGTATTACATCATTTAACCGATAGACTATCTTGTAGAGAGCCATATTCTCCGTGGTTACTAAAATGTACAGGAAAGAGGTATCGTTATGCTTCGTAAAATAAAATTATATGGAGAACTTGCAAAATTTGTAGGACATAAAGAATTTGAGGTAAAAGCAGATACTTTACGTCATGCTGTTAGTTTTTTAATAAATAATTTTGAAGGTGTAGAACAATTTATGAGTCCAAAATATTATCAAGTAAAAGTTGGTGATTATGCTGTTGATAAAGATGAATTATCTCATCCTATTGGCAAGGAAGATATACATTTTATTCCTGTTATTAGAGGTGCTGGTAGAGGTATTGGAAAAATATTATTAGGTGCAGCATTGATTGGTTTAGCATTTTTTGTTCCACAAGGTTTACAATTATCACAAGGTATAAGCACAGGTTTTGGTTTTACAAATGCAGGTTTTTTAGCAAAAAGTTTAGTTTATGTAGGTGCTTCTTTAGCTTTACAAGGTGTATCTGAATTATTGTTTCCTTTACCTAAACCTCCTAAATTTGAATCAGAAGAAGATCCTAGATTATCATTCAGTTTTGGTGGAACGCAGCAGACAGGAAGAGCAGGAACTCCTGTTCCTTTAGTTTACGGAGAGATATTTACTGGTAGTGTTGTAATAAGTGGTGGTATTGATACTGAACAGGTACAAGCATGATTGAAAAGAAACATCTTATTAGGGGTGCAAAAGGTAATGATCCACCTCCATCTCCTCCGCAACCGACTAGAGAACCTGATACTTTACATAGTAGACAGTTTGCAACTTTTCTTGATCTTGTTTCAGAAGGAGAGATCGAAGGTTTTGCAACAGCATCCAAAGAAGGCAGAACAAAAGGTACAACTGCATACAACAATGCAGCGTTAAAAGATGTTTTTCTTAATGACACTCCAGTATTAAGAGCTTCAGCAGATTCTACAGATCCTCAAACTACAGATTTTAACTTTCAAGATGTAAAATTTACTCCTCGTTTCGGTACTGGTAGTCAGACTAAAATACCTGGAATTGAAAGTAGTGTATCAACAACTTCTGTTGGAGTTACAGTTACCGCAAGCACTCCCGTTACTCGTCAGATAACAAATACGAATGTTGATGCTGTAAGAGTATCTGTTACTTTTCCTCAACTTCAAAGGGCTACGGATGCTGGAGATTTATTAGGTGCAGAGGTTCAACTTAAAATAGCTGTTCAATATAATTCTGGTGGTTTCACTGATGTTATTACTGACACTATTAAAGGCAGAAGTGGAGATGCGTACCAAAAAGATTATCGTGTAGCGATTACTGGTTCTTTTCCTGTTGATATAAGAGTTAGCAGAGTTACAGCAGATAGCACAGATAGTAATTTACGAGACAGTTTTCAGTGGACAAGTTTTGGAGAGATTATTGATGATGCTTCAACTTATTTAAATAGTGCTTATAGTTCAATAAGACTAGATTCAATGCAGTTTAGTTCTATTCCTGCTCGTAAATTTAGAATTAGAGGAATAAAGGTAAGGATTCCAGGTGCAGGTGCATCCAGTTCTGGTACTCCTACTGTTGATAGTACAACTGGTCGAATTGTTTATCCTGATGGTTATATTTTTAATGGAGTTATGGGAGCAGCTACGTGGACTTCATGCCCTGCAATGGTACTGCTTGATTTACTTACAAATAGTAGATATGGATTTGGAGATCACATAACAGATAGCACTCTTGATTTATTTAGTTTTGTAAATGCCAGTAAATTTGCTAATACTCTTGTAGATGATGGTGCTGGAGGACAGGAAGCAAGATTCAGTTGTAACGTAAATATTCAAAGTCCTAAAGAGGCATTTGAACTGATAAATGATTTATCAGGTGTTATGAGATGTATGCCAATATGGTCTGCTGGAACAATAACTATTACACAAGATAAACCAACAGATCCTAGTTATTTGTTTAATTTATCAAATATATCAGCAGATGGTTTTAATTATTCTGGCAGTAGTTTAAAAACTAGACATAGTGTTGTATCTGTTTCTTACTTCAACATGGATAGTCAGGAAGTTGACTTTGAAGTTGTTGAAGATGCCACCTTAAAATCCAAAATTGGAACTGTTGTTAAGCAAGTAAAAGCATTTGCGTGTACTTCTCGTAATCAAGCTCGAAGATTGGGTCGTGCAATACTTTTTGGCGAAAATAATGAGTCTGAGGTGGTTGCATTTTCAACCTCAATAGATTCTGGTGCTGTTGTGAGACCTGGTGCGATTATTGAAATACAAGATCCAGTAAGAGCAGGGGTAAGAAGAGGTGGAAGGTTATCTGCTGTTACTTCTACTACTGTTGTTACTGTTGATGATACTAATGCAACTGATCTCCCTACAACTGGAAGTCCAACTTTGGGTTTGATATTGCCTGATGGAAGTTTTGAAAGTAAGTCTGTCTCATCTATCTCAGGTGGAACGATTACTGTTTCTGAAGCATTTTCACAGACACCAAATGTTAATACTGCTTGGATATTATCTAATACATCTGTAGATGCTCAGTTATTCAGAGTAATTACAGTTGAAGAGCAAGATGGAATAAATTATTCAATTACAGCTTTATCTTATGTTGAAGGAAAATATGCGTTTATTGAGGATGGAACAGCTTTACCTACTCGTACAACATCAAATCTTACTGAATTAAAAGATCCTCCTGGTGGTCTTGCTGCTACTGAACAGATATTTCCTATCAACAATCAAGCTGTATCAAAGATTGTCATTAGTTGGCAGCCTATTGTCGGTGTAACGCAGTATCAGGTGAACTACAGATTTGGTAATGACAACTTTATAAGTGAAAAGGTATCAAGACCTGATTTTGAGATAATGAACAGTAGAAAAGGTACTTATGATATTCAAGTTTTTTCTTATAACGTATTAGATCAATTATCAGCTACTTCTACAAGTATTCAGTTTGAAGCTCTTGGCAAAACTGCTTTACCACAGGATGTCACAGGATTACTAGTTGAGCCAGTTTCAGATCAGTTTGTACGATTACGTTTTGATAAAGCTACAGATATTGATGTTACGCATGGTGGAAACGTGGTTGTTCGGCATAGTAATCTTACAGATGGAACGGGTACTTTTACTAATTCTGTTGATATTATTCCTGCTTTACCAGGAAACGTATCTGAGACATTAGTGCCAGCAGTAGATGGAGAGTATATCCTTAAGTTTAGAGATGATGGTGGCAGATTAAGCTCTGGAGAAACATCTGTTGTCGTAACAACACCTGATCCTATACCCAAGTTACTTGTATTAGCAGATAGAGAAGATACAGATTCTCCTCCTTTTGCTGGAGATAAAGTTGATTGTTTCTTTTCTGATGATGTAAATGGTCTTGTTCTTGGATCTCTAGCAACACTAGATGATGAATCAGACTTCGATGCTATTGCTGATTTCGATTTTATTGGTGCTGTTGATATTACTGGTGGTCATTATGATTTTGCTTCTAAATTAGATTTAGGTGGCAAGCAACCACTTAGATTAAAACGTCATTTTGTTACACAAGGTTTTTATCCATCAGATTTATTTGACTCAAAAGGTTTAATTGATAATATTTCAGATTTTGATGGTGCTACTGCATTTGATGTCAATGCAAAACTATTGGTAGCAACAACTGACAGTGATCCAGCTACATCTGATTCAGCTACTTATACACAATCTGGAACGACAATAACAGTAACAAAATCTAGTCATGGATTTAGTATTGGCACTTTTGTTGATATTGATTTTACAAGTGGTGGTGCAACTGACGGGTATTTTGAAGTTCAATCCGTGCCAAGTAGCAGTACTTTCACTGTTACTGCCTCATCTAGTGCAACAATCTCAAGTAGCAACTGTAATATCGGAGCAGGATTTACTAAGTTCAACACACTTGCAAATGGAACATTTATTGGTCGAGGATTTAGATTTAGATGTGAAATGGATTCAGACGATCCAGCGCAAAGTATTGAAATAGATCAATTAGGTTATACAGCAGAACTTGATAGTAGAACTGAAACTGTAAATACTGTAATAGCATCTGGAACGTCTAGCAAAACAGTTACGTTTCAACACGCTTTCTTTACAGGAACTTCTGCACTTGGAGGATCCACTTCTGCTTTCTTGCCTAATATTGGAATTACTATAGAAAATGCACAATCAGGAGACTTCTTTACCTTGTCCGGTATTTCTGGAACGGGATTTACCATTGATATAAAAAATGGATCTAGTTTTGTTAATAGAAATTTCAAATATGCTGCAACGGGATTTGGGCGTGGTAGTTAGTATTGAATTAAGATATACTTAGATAAAAAATTGGATTAGGTAATGGCTACTCACGATTATGTTATAGATAACTCTACGGGAGCTAACGTCAGAGCTGATATTAATAGTGTTTTACAGGCGATATTAACAAATAACAGTAGTTCTTCCTCTCCTTCTACAACAGCAGCCTATATGTTCTGGGCTGATACTACAAGCGGAACATTAAAAATAAGAAACTCTAGTGATAACGCATGGGTAGAACTTTTACAGCTTGACGGTACTTTAACTCTTGAAGATGGCTCTGCAAGTACACCTGCTTTAGCTTTTAGAGACGACCTAAACACAGGAATCTATAGTTCTGCTGCTGATACTTTTAATATTGCAACAGGAGGAGCATTACGATTAACTGTAGATTCGTCTGGAAACTTGTTAAATCGTGGTGAATATCATTTAAGCGATAGCGGAACTATTAGAGGTAAAATTTTATTAAATCCAAGTGACACTGATGACATAATAATTAATGCTGTAAGTCTTGGAGCAAATATTGATTTTAAAACAGTAGATACACAGCGTGTCAGAATAGACTCGTCTGGAAGGATGCTTTTAGGAACTACTACGGAAGGTCATAGTACTGCTGATGATTTAACAGTTGCAACGTCAGGTCACACAGGAATTACTATCAGATCAGGCTCAAGCAATAATGGAAATATTTATTTTTCAGACGGAACTACTGGTAATGCTGAATTAGCTGGCTACATACAATATAGTCATTCGAGCAATTATCTGTTGTTTGGCACAAATGAAAGTAATGCCATGCTCATAGATTCGTCTGGAAACGTATCAATCGGTATAGCAGGCACAACAAATAGATTTCATGTTGAAGGCACTACTACAGGATCGAGATTTGGTGTTGATGTTTCTACTAGTGGTATTCCCGCAATAGCAGCAACAAATGAAAGCAATGCTGATATTGAGCTTGTTATTTATGATGGCAGATCAAGTATTGGATCTAGTGTAAATATACCACTTGCTTTTCATACAAATGGTAAAACGAATGAAAAAATGCGATTACAGACAAGTGGTGCATTAACTATTGGTTCAAGTAACACAGGACAAGTTGCAAGTGGATTTGCTAAACTTCAAATCCAATCAAATGATAGTACTGGAAGGCTAAGTGTTATACAACATAGAAATGAGGTTGGTGCAGCACCATTTATAACTCTCGGTAAATCAAGAGCTTCTTCTGTTGATAATGTCACAGCAGTTCAAGATGGAGATACTCTTGGTACTTTTGCTTGGGTAGGAGGTGATGGAAGTACCCTTAATACTTCACCAATTCAACTTGTCGGTATAGTAGATGGTGCTGTAACTACAGGTGAAATTGCTGGAACATTAGTTTTCAAAACGATGCAAACTGGATCATCCTCATTAGCTGAAAAAATGAGGCTTACACATAATGGTTATCTAGGAATTAACAATACTTCGCCAGCGTATAAACTCGATATATCCACTGGTGGTGCTGTTGGTGCAAGAGTAAGACAAACAACTAATAATCAAGGTGAAGATCATTCTTGTATATTGCTGCGTCATGCCGCTGCCCTTTCTGGTCAAAATGGTGTTGGTATGCTATTTCAAAATAGTGGTGGTACAACGGTTGGTAAGATTGATTTTGGTGCATCTACAACACAATATAGAACAAGCTCAGATTACAGATTGAAAGAAAACGAAGTGCCAATATCTGATGGTATTACTAGATTAAAAACATTGAAACCTTATAGATTTAATTTTATTGCTGAACCAGATAAAACAGTTGATGGTTTTTTTGCACATGAGGTTACAGCCGTACCTGAAGCAATAAGTGGAACAAAAGATGAAGTAGAAACTACATATTATCAAAGTGATGACGATATTCCCGAGGGAAAAGCTGTGGGTGATGTCAAAAGCACTACTTCCCCTGTTTATCAAGGAATAGATCACTCAAAACTTGTACCTTTACTTGTAGCTGCTGTACAAGAATTAATAACAAAAGTTGAAACCCTAGAAGCTGCTTAGTATAATTGGATAACTTAAATTAATTTTATGGCTACACCCCAAGAACTTTATGACGAGACAAAAACTCGTCTTGATCTAAACATTGCAAAAGCACAAATGCTTGAAAGAGAAATACAGGAAAAAGTTGCAGAAAAAAATCAATTGATGCAACCAATAATTGAAGATCAAGGTGCATTAAAACAGTTAGAAAAACTTAGTGATGTTGTACAACCTGTAGAATCTAAGTAAAATAAAACTAAACACTAATTATCATGGCTGTCACTTGGGATGTTGTTTCTTTAGATGCAACAAAAACTGTAGGAAGTTTATCTGATGTAGTTACTACTGTTCATTGGTTTGCTAGTGATTCTGAAACTGTAGGCACTGGTGATTCTGCTGTAATACATAGTGGTAATAATTATGGTTCTGTAGCACTTGCTGAAGCTGACCCTGGATCGTTTACTGCTTATGCAGATATAACCAAAGATAATGCAATCGCATGGGCAAAAGCTGCAATAGGTTCCGATGAAGTAACAGCTATTGAAACAAGAATTGCTGCACAGATAACAGAATCAAAAACACCTACTACGACTTCTGGTGTACCTTGGTAGAAAGTACAGAAAGTCCTACATAAAGTGGTGCTAATGCACAGATTCCACAGAAAGTTATAA